TGTTTAACTACATGGCTCGATCCGGCCTTGTGCTCGGGGCCAACACTCTTACCAACATCATCCCGACCCTATACGAGGCGCTGGACGTTGTTTCGCGGGAACTGGTCGGTTTCATTCCAGCGGTTACCCGTGACTCAAGTGCTGAGCGTGCGGCCAAGGACGAGAACATCAATATCCCGATCGTACCCGCCGTCGCTGCGGCCGACATTACTCCGGGCGTTACCGCTCCGAATACCGGCGATCAGGTCATCGGTAATACTGTGATGACAATCAGCAAGTCGCGGATGGTTCCGGTCCGTTGGAACGGAGAAGAAACCGTCGGTGTCATGAATAGCGGTTTATACCCGTCGGTCAACTCGCAGCGGTTTTCGCAAGCGATGCGCACATTGGTCAACGAAGTTGAAGCCGATCTTGCCGATCTTCACCAGTACGCTTCTCGGGCTTACGGCACGGCGACGGGCACGCCGTTTGCTACTGCCAGCGACCTGAGCGATAACGCTGCTATGCTTCAAATTCTCGAAGACAACGGCGCGCCCACGGTCGATCTCCACGCTGTTTTATCGTCCAGCCTGATTGCCAACATTCGTGGCAAGCAATCGGTGCTCTTCAAGGTCAACGAGTCCGGCACCGATCAGCTTCTTCGGCAGGGCATTATCGGCGAGATGCAAGGTGCGATGGTTCACAATTCGGCGCAAATCAAACGGCCCGCTGCTGGCACCAATAACGGTTCGGCAACGACTACTGCGGCAGGGTTTGCAATTGGTGTTACCAATATCGCTACAGCGGCGGCTGGTACGGGCACTATCGTTGCCGGAGACATTATCACTTTTGCGGGCGACACCAATAAGTACCTTGTGGTCACCGGAGTCGCCAACGTTGCTTCTGCCGATACCACCCTGACCATTGCAGAACCCGGTCTTCGTCAAGCGATCCCAGCATCGGCAACGGTTATTACCACGATTGCGCAAACCAAGCGGTCCATGTACTTCGACCGCTCGGCCATTGCCCTCGTTACTCGTGCGCCGGCCATGCCCGAAGGCGGTGACCAAGCGGATGACGTTGTCGAAGTAGTTGATCCGTTGTCCGGCCTTGCCTTCCAGGTCGCCATGTACCGCCAGTACCGCCAGGTGCATTATGAAGTGGGTCTGGCATGGGGCGTCAAGGCCATTGCACCGCGCCACATTGCGTTGCTAATCGGCGCCTAAGGGGTAAACCTGCGGCTAGCAAGAAAAATGCAAGGGGACGCAAGTCCCCTTGTTTTATTAACTAGGAGAATGTAATGGGACCGTGTGAAACCGTAAAGATCAAGTTCGATAACGATGACGGGTATGCTCTTCTCGACGCTGATGCTTTTGACAAAACAAAGCACGAACTTTTTACTCAATCGCCCGAGAACGTGACTTTCCCGACTACGGGCGACGCCAAAGTGGAAAAACCTGTGCCTGTTGCGAAAATCCTCGCTGCTGGCGATGCCGCAGTAAAGCCGGCATGGGCAGCAAAAAAGAGCAAGTCCTGATTCTCATTTCCAAAGGTTAAAAAATGTCGCTGATTGTTGAGGATGGGACTGGAGTAGCAGGCGCGGAGTCCTACGCCACTGAAGCTCAAGCGACCGCTTATTTTAGTGATCGGGGAGTTGCCGCATGGGCGGCTATCGTGAGCAAAGAGGCCGCTCTCCGCAAGGCAACCGATTATATGCTCCAGAACTATCGGCTTGCTTGGAAAGGTTACCGGGTCGATCCGGAGCAGGCGTTGGACTGGCCTCGCTATGAATGCTACATTCCAGGAAGCCAACTTGGTCCTCGGTCAATGGATTTCTTGATTGCGTCAAATATCGTGCCGGTGGAGGTGAGAAACGCCTGCATTGAGCTGGCATTGAAAACAGCTACCGAGGACCTGAACCCGGATCTTACCCAGCAAATCCTGAGCAGTACAGTCGGCCCGATTTCGGTATCTTACTCGAGCGCATCGCCGCAATACAAGCGTTTCCGGGCAATAGACATGATGTTGCGTCACTTGCTGGACGGAAACAGCATCAGCGCGAAAGTAGGCCGGTCGTGAGCGCGAATAACGTGACTGAAATACCCAATAAACAGATGGAAACAACGCTGAGGGCCATCCGCGAGATTCAAGCAGCTCTACCTGTGGTCATTGAAGGGCAGAAGGCCTTGGCACAAGTGACCCGGGTTCGCTATCTAGCTTTGATCGAGCAGGGTTTTACTCCAGATCAAGCATTGGCTTTGTGCAAATGAGTTTTTATTCTGACCTTGCTAAAGTTTCGCTTGATTTATTGACTCGATTCGGGCAAACAATCACCCGGCGTGCTTGCACCGCAGGAGCATATGTTCCGGCAACGGGAACAGCTACCCAAACAACCACAGACACTTCCCGCAAGGGAGCGATCTTTGACTTTGGACCGGGCGTCACTTACATCCGCGGCCAGCTTGTGAAAGCTACAGACAAACAATTGCTGGTCGATGCTACCGGCCCAATAATCGAGACCGATCATTTTGTGGTTGGCGGCACGGAATACACAGTGGTTACATTGGGCGAGATTTCGCCGGCAGGGACTCCGGTAGTTTATGATCTTCATATCCGGAATGGATAAGGTCGCTGAAGAATTTGAGAAGGACATTCTGAGAATACTTGGAATGCAAGGACGAAACATTCGCAAGTTGGTTTTGACTTTTAAATATGACCAGATTCCGACAATTGAGGTCAGCGAGTTCCTGTGCTCGCCACCAGACGTTCTTGTCACGAAAACTTATACCGTGACCGAGGTTAATTAAATGGCCGCTTTTGTCGCTGACTTGTCTAAGTTTGCAGCCAAGGCAAAAGGCAATATAGACAAGGTTGTCCGGAAAGTCGTTTTGGATGTCGGAACAAGCGTAGTTGAGAAGTCACCGGTCGGGGATCGGGATTTCTGGAAAATGAACATTCTCAGGAAGGCGAAAGGTCTGGCGCCCTTACCGCCCGGTTATGTGGGCGGTCGCTTTCGTGGCAATTGGCAGTACACATTCAACGCTATTCCAAAAGGACAAGCAGATGCTATTGATCCGTCGGGCAGCGTTTCAATTGGTCGGATTTCAAAAGGGCTTAGTGGGCAGGTGAACGTAGCGGGGATTCATTACGTTTCCAATAACCTCCCTTATGCCAAGCGATTGGAAGAAGGGTGGTCGTATCGTCAAGCTCCGCAAGGTATGGTCATGCTGACCGTGGCGGAGTTCCAATCATTATTTAGGAAAGCAGCGGCAAAGCTATGAGTTCGGTTAAAGTCAAAGCAGCGCTGGAAATCGCATTGGCCGCAATGACTCCTGCATTGGCGACGGCCTGGCCTAATGTTGCTTTTACTCCACCAGTCGCCAGCTCGACGCCATGGCAAAGGGCAGACGTTCTATTCGCTGCTCCTGAAGATTTGGAGATCGGAGCTACCTATCATCGCGAGCAGGGAGTGTTTTTGGTGACCTTGTTTTATCCTTTGCAAACTGGCGGAGCCGCTGGGCAAACGAGGGCAGAGCTTCTGCGAAGCGTATTTTATAGAGGCGCTACATTTACAAACGCAGGGGTCATCGTTACAATTGAGCAGACTCCTGAAATATCCGCGGGATCTACCGATGGTGATCGCTGGGTTATCCCCGTTAGAATAAGATTTTACGCAAACATCTGAAAGGTCTAAGTCATGGCACTTGCACAAGGTATTAAAAAGCAAACTACTGTCGGGACGCAAACCGGACTCGGCACTCCTAAGACTGGTGCTGGCGGACAAATCCTTCGCCGCCGTACCTCGACATTTACCGCTAACCGGGATATGTTCGAGAATGACGAAATTGTCTCCCATCAGCAATCCACCGGTGTCACTTACGGCCTGAAAAAAGTGGAGGGCAAGATCGAAGGCTTGCTCTCCTGCCAAACTTACGAGGATCTCATCGCCGCTGGCATGCGTAAAGCGTTTACGGCGACTTCGGCATTCTCAGCGGGTACTGATGTTACCGCTACGGTTGCTGCTCCTCAGTTCGTGGATGCCTCGGCAGGTTATTTGGCTGCGGGTCTCAAAGTCGGTGATGTCGGCCGCTGGACGGGCTTCTCTGCCGGTGGCGCAGGAAATAATGCTCGCAATTTCCTGATTACCGCCCTAACAGCTGGTAATATGTCCGGGATTTTCCTGGACGGGTTGCCCGCCGCTGCGAAGACTTCGGGCGATGCTGTTACCTTTACAGTCGTTGGCAAGAAGTCCTTGGTACCTCTCACTGGCCATACGGACGTTTTCTTCACTTTCGAAGAATGGTATTCTGACCTCTCTCGTTCCGAGCGGTTCGACGACTGTAAGGTGAGTTCGATTAGCTTGAATTTGCCAGCAACAGGTAACGCCTCGATCAGCTTTGATATTATCGGGCTTTCCAGAACGCTCGGGGCCGCTCAAAGTTTCACCACGCCGACCGCTGAAACGGTCACTGCGGTAATGTCTGCTCTTAACGGCTCGGTTTTTGTGCAAGGCACGGAAGTCACGAATATCACCGGTGCGCAGATCACAATCGACGGCGGGGTAAAGCCAGTTAGTGCTGTCCTCGGTTCGAATGTTTCCCCGGACATGGACCGCGGCCGTATCAAGGTTAGTGGATCGTTTACTGCTTTGTTTGACTCGGCCACCATTCAAACGCTCTACGACGCCGAAACGCCCATTAGCTTGATTATTGTGGCCACAGTTGACCCAAGCGCAACTGCCGACTTTATGACCTTTACCATGGGTCGGATCAAACTTACGGGCGATGCGCCGGACGATGGTGAGAAGTCGATTCTCAGAACCTATCCCTTTACGGCCGAGCTCAATAGCGCTGGCGGCGCCGCCCTTGCATGGGACCAGACTATTCTGACAATTCAGGACAGCCAAGCATGAACCTTGACCTAGCCTCGCTCGATACCGTTGCCGCTTGCGACGCCGGCGCAGAAATTGAATTGACGCATCCGACAACTGGGCAACTGTTGGGAATCTTTGTTACGGTACTTGGACGCGATTCCCAGGTTTTCAAGGAATACACTCGGCAATCGATAAATGCTCGCCTTCGCAAGGAGGCGGTTAATCGAAAACGCGGGCGTGATCCGGAGGTGGCCACGATTGAAGCTGCTCAGGAAGAAAGCCTTGGTGCGCTTGTTGCTTGTACGCAAGGCTGGCGGACTGGTGACGAGAAGACCATCCAATTCAAGGGCGAGTTTCTTCCTTTTTCTCATTCTAATGCAATGTTGATCTATAAGGCGCTGCCATGGATCCAACATCAGGTGGATGAGGGGATTGGTGACTTGGCAAATTTTTTGAAACCCTGACCTGTGAGTTAGAGGCGTTCGCAGAGTCAGAAATCGCCCTGATGGAAATCCAATCAGATGGCGAGCCATTGAAGATTCATCTCGAAAGCCTTCTTAGGCAATCTGGGGTTCTTCCGCAACAATTGGCAGAGGCTCCTGAGTTGCCGGTGTTGTGCAGTCATGTTTGGAATGCTTTTGTCGAGTTGCACAACGAACGGCAAAATTACGGACGATTGCGATTGGCAGATATCCGGGAATGGACACAGACCGTCGGAATGCGGCTTGAAAACTGGGAACTGGCGGCCATTCGAAGGCTTGATGCTATTTGGTTAAAGGCGCAAAATGAGCACAGATGTGGCAACCCTAGTCCTAGCAGTTGATGCCAACGCCGTCAAACAGGGCGGGGTAGAACTTGACAAATTTACCCAAAAAGGCAAGGGCGCTGAAGAACAGACCAAAAAACTGACTACAGCGACCGGTGCCCTTCGACAGGCGTATGGTGACATTGCCAAGGCATTTGCCGCTTGGCAAATTGGCGGGTTTATCAAAGATTCTGCAATGATGGCCGCTCGATTTGAAACCCTTGGCATTGTTATGAAGATAGCCGGTAACAACGCTGGGTATACTCGGGCTGAGACTGAGAAATTTGCCAAGTCGTTGCAAGAGCAAGGCATCTCCATGATGCAATCCAGAGATGCTGTTATTCAGTTGGCAACCGCCAACATTGACCTTTCAAAAGCAGCTGGTCTTGGACGCGCTGCTCAAGACCTCGCCGTTGTCGCTAACATCAATTCTTCCGAAGCGATGATGCGAATGATCCAAGCTATTAAGGCTGGCGAGCAAGAAATCCTGAGAACCATGGGGATGAATGTCAGCTGGGAGGCAAGTTATAAAAAGCTTGCTGCCCAACTCGGGATAAATTCCACTGCGCTTACCGAGCAACAAAAAGTCATGGCCCGGACTAATGCTGTTTTGGAAGAAAGTATCAAGTATCAAGGCATTTACGAAGAAGCGATGGGTACTGCTGGCAAGGCAATCTCTTCTCTGACGCGCTACTGGGACAACCTGAAGATCAAAATGGGCGAGTTGTTTTTGCCCGCTTTGAGTGATTCCGTTGATACCTTGACCCGTGCCCTAAAAGCCTCCAATGCCGAGCTCGATAAAGCGAGTAAAGACGGCACAGTGCAGAACTACGGAAATTCGCTTGCGCTCCTAGTTAAGTGGAGCACAAACGCTGCAATGTTGATCGGCAATGGGTTTTCGGCCGCCGCTGGTTATATAACTCGGTTAGGGGCAGCTGCCGCCGCAGAAGTCAAGTTTCTTGCTCAGGGTAATGCCGCTGCTGCTCAAGGTGTCCGAGAAGCCTGGAAAGCCGATAACTCCAGTGCGCTATCAGCGGCGGCGGCATTCTCTGATAGCGTTCTCAACGGTAAGCCTGCTACGGCAAAAACAACCGGAATGAGCGAGGAAGAACGTATCAAACAAGGAGCCGCAGCAAGAGCAAAAACAGCTGCTGAGACAGCAGCTTTTGGCGGGAGATCTGGCAGAGGTGGTGGAGGCGGAACAAGTGTAGTCAATTCGGAGGCAAAGGCTTACGCTGACTTGGCTAAGTCTATCCGCGAGAAGACCGCGGCAGCGACTCTTGAAGGCAATGGACAGGATAAGTTAACCGAAGGTCAAAAAACCGCAGCTAAGTTTGCTAACGATTTGGCCAGCGGAGAATTGAAGCTGACCGCCGTTCATAAAGCGTCGATTACCACCTTGCTCGAGAAACAGATTGCGGTTGAGAAACAAAACCAGCAATCAAAAGCCTACGCCGAAGCGTTGGAAAGTATTAAGCAATCTGTGGTCACTGCGGACGATGCTACTCGCGATCTGAATGCGGCCCAGAAGGTTTTGCTTGAGTTGATGCGTTCTCCGGAGTGGGAAGACATGCCCGAGGTCTGGAAAGAAACCGCAATTCAGGCAAACGCAACTGCAACCGCGGAACTCAAGGTTCTCGAGATTCGGCAAGAGATGGATTCTCTTATTGCTAACACCGACACTCAACGGTTGGAGCGGCAGCGAGAGCAAATGCAGCGCATTGCTGACGCTTACATGGACAATAAATTCGGATTGGAAGGTTCAACCGAAGCGATGCAGCAATACTCAGAAGTAGTTGATGTTGCCCTCGGTCGCAATGCAACGTCTTTGGAAAAAGAAGCAAGCGCTATGAGCGAGTTCACTCGATCGGCCGCTGAAAATATGCAAAAGACCTTGGCTGATTTTCTATTCGATCCGTTTGCTGACGGAATGGATGGCATGCTGCGAAGTTTCGGAGTGACGATTCAGAAAATGATTGCTCAGGCCGCGGCAGCTGAGCTTATGAAGCGTCTATTCGGGGATATGGGTAAAACCGGAGAGGTTGGAGGATTAATTGGTGGAGCCCTTTCATTTATCGGTGGTTCCTTCGCTTCCGGCACTGATTATGTTCCAAGGGATATGATTGCTCAGATTCACAAAGGCGAACAGATTATCCCGGCATCTGAAAATAAACAAACGCGCCAAGGAACTTCTACAAATGTCGTTTATAATGCAACTGTCAATCTGCCAGCCGGCACCCCATCCGAAACGAGGAAAGCTGCTGGTACTGGCATGCGAGAAGCCTTAATGGCTTTTGAGAGTGCTCGGAGATACGGTTAACAATGGGCGCATTTCTAGAAGAACGGTTATCAGTTGCGGTAAAGTATGGGGCGACATACGAGGAGAGCTATTCTGTTGAAATTACAAGAACTGCAAACGATAGCGAATACCGAAAGCTTTTGCATCCTTTCCCAGTACGGGTTTTCGAATTCGCGTATGACGTAAAAGCGACTTCTCTTTACGCCAGTATCGCCAATCTGTATCATCGAGCATTTGGAAGCTACGCGGGTTTCCGTGTAAAATGTCTTGACGACTATTCGACCAATGGACAAATCTCTGCTCCAACCGCCTTTGACCAGAACCTGGGTACGATTTCATTAGGTGCTACTTATCAACTCCAAAAAAGTTACGGGATAGGCGGAACTCCTCTTTCAATAGGACTCCCGTATCGAACTCTTTTCAAGCCAGTTTCCGGAACGACGTTGATTGGAATTGCTAATGTTGCAATTCGATCGGCGGATTGGTCCGTTGCTACGACTACTGGAATTGTTACGTTTGCTGCCGATGTAACCACAGGAATTACAATAAACTCGGTTTCAAAAGCAGCCGCGTGCGTCATTACTTACGCTTCAGCGCCCCCGTTTGTTTCAGGACAATCTGTTCGTTTGTCCGGGTTTGCTGGAATGACAGAGTTGAATGGGCAGCGTTCCCTTATTACCGTTTCTGGAAACGCGGTTACTCTGACTGGAATAAATTCTTCCGGGTATGGAACGTGGAGTAGCGGAGGGACTTTGCACACTCGACCGCAGTCAGGAGAACAAGTTACTGGCGGATGTGAATTCGATATTCCAGCTCGTTTTAATAGCTCGTTAAAGATTTCACAACATCTTATCGAATATCGGGATATTGCGGCATTGACCTTGATCGAGCTATTGAATCCATGAAAGCAGCAGTTGCCGATTATCGCTACCGGATACTTTGTTTGAGGATAGTACCGAAGACCGGTTCTTCGATTTATCTTACTCATTATCCAAGAGACTTGGTTATGAGCGGGCATACTTATTTGACAACCGACGGTTACGATTTTACCGGCTATTCAGCAAGTTCTTCGATGGCTTCGTCAATGGTCGATTTAACTGGGATTTCCGGGATAGTTGGAATTGATCGCGCTGAAATTCAAAGCGGGATATTTGACGAAGCGCGGTGCTATTTGTTTGCGACAACTTGGACTAACCCGATAGAAGACGAGGAACCCGTTGTTGCAAGTTTGCTTGGCAAGACGACTTTATTAGATGACCGGTATCGAATTGAAGAAATGAGCCTGATCGACGCCCTGAACCAGAGCGTCGGAGAGACCTATACAGCCGCTTGTCCGAAGACATTCTGTGGTCAGGAGTACGGTGGATGCATGGCTAGTCTTGCGGCAAATACGGTCACCGGTACGTTAACCCACGTTACAAGCGCATCGGTTTTTCGCGATTCGGCCAGGGGAGAGGTTGTTGATACGTTCGGCGCCGGTACCATCCAATTCACGTCCGGCGCGAACGCCAATTTGAAGCCGCTGGAAATCAAGATACACGCCGCAGACGGCACGATCACGACCTTCGATGGTACCTACTACCTACCGGCCGTTGGCGACGCCTACAGCATGGTCCGTGGCTGTCGCAAGCGCCTGATCGACTGCCAAAGCAGAGTCGGTGGAAGCAATGTGGTGAACTTCGGCGGATTTCTTTACATTCCAGCTGGCTCGACCTATGCCCACGTGGGCAGGAGCGGGTAGGCGTGACCGCTGCCGAGATCGTCGCCGCCGCCCGCTCGTGTCTCGGGACGCCATTCGCGCACCAGGGCCGGGTGGTCGGTGTTGGCCTTGATTGTGCGGGCGTCGTAGTGCACGCCGTGCGCGCGGTCGGCGGCGATGTGCTGGACGTTGCCGGTTATGGTCGGACACCACATAAGGGCCGCCTCGCCGCCGCCCTTGATGCGCAACCCATGCTCGACATAGTTGACAATATCGCAGACCGGGCTGCCGGAGATATCC